TCTTTGTGTTGATCTTCAAAATCTGTTTGTTGTTCTTCAATAATTGAAAGTCGAGTATTGTGTCTTTCTCTGCGTTCGTTTTCTTCTATTACTTCTGTTACTCTTTCTTGTCTATTGCGTATTCTTTCTTTTAATTTAGTAATATTATCTTGTAGTTTTTCTGAGTCTGGTACTACAGAAGATAAAGTGTGGTCTATACTTCTATATATTTCTTCCCAACTATTTATCTTTTGTTCCATTTGTTTCAGCATTTTATTTGCTTCATTTATATCGGCAAGTTTGTCATTAGCTTCGTCTAATTTTTCAGAATATGCTGTACGAGCAGTTTGATGTTTGTGGAGCTCTTGTCGTATAAATGCTAAATCTATATCTTGACCACAAGTTGGACATCCTGCATCATCTAGTTCTTGTAAGTCCATGTATTTCTTAACCATGCGCACTTCTTGTGCACCTCGTGATTTTATTTCTCCAATCTCTTGTACTAATCCTTCTGTATCTTGCCATTCATTATTATTCACATACTCTTTCGCTAATCCTAAATCTATGGACTCTAACTGGCTTTTGTATAAATTATTTTGGTTAATTTTTTTCGTAATTTCTGAAATATTTTGGAATTCTATTTGTAAAGAACGTAAAGACTCTTCATCTTCCTCTGAATAAAATGGTAATTCTAATTTCGATAGTAGTGATGTATCTTCCAAATAATTATCTGATAACCACTTATCGATTGTGTCAATTTTCCCTTGTACATGAGAAACATCTCCAGCTAAATTTCGTGATAATTCTTTAAAAACTTCAAAGTATTTTACATAACTATCTAGCTGTAATAAATCAATTAAGAATCTTTTACGATTAGTGTCGGTGGCAGTCAAGAACTGTAAGCTAGCGTTGGTATTTTGATAAACAATTTGTGAGAAAGTTTTAAAATCTATACCAATCACTTCTTCTAGTGTCTTGTATGTATTTGTAGCTGTATGACTAGATATATCCTCTCCGTTTTTGTAGAGTTTTACTTTAATATTACCTCTACGAACAACTTCAATTTTATACTCATCATCTACAACATCAAAAGACAAAGATATATCATAGCCTTTATTGACTTCACGATTTGGTATCTCTGCTTTTTTAATTCCTTTTGAGTTTTTGTTGAATAATACTTCTTCAAGAATCAAAGGAATAGAACTTTTACCAGCTCCATTTGTGCCGACTAATTGTGTAACTATGGATTCATCTAAGTTTAACTCATTTCCTTCACCATAACTAAAACAATTACTCCATTGTAACTTCTTTAGCGTAATCACTAAACACTCCTAAAATATTTTTAACTTTACTATCATCTAACTCTAATATATAACTTAGGTACTCTCCTAGTTCTTCTTCTATTGTCATCTCTTTACCAAGTATTAGAGTTGCTTCTGTCTTTCTTTTTATAACTTTTTTATCTAGTAATTCACTATTTTTGATATTACTTAGATCAGATACATCTCCTTCAATTTCGTATATAGTATGATCAAACTCAGTTTGTATCATTTCACTAGGATCTGTAACTGTTTTACGAATTAACTGTGGTAAGTCAAAGGCATGCCATGTCCATTGAAATCCATCATTATCGTCTATCATCAGATATCCTGTTTCAACATTATTTCTATGAAAACTTGTAGTCATTGGACTACCAGGATATACTATGTTTCTTTGTGTATTGCTATGTGCGTGTAAGTCGCCTGCAAATACAACCTTGAATTTATCAAATCGTGATAAGTCTACTTCAGGTTGTACATGAGGTGGTATCTCTCCACGAACATGCGTAAATAATACTGAAGAATTTATATCTTCAATACTATTTTTTCTGTGTAAGTCTGCATATGGTAATATTGCATAATTACTAAAATCATCCACTGTAGTTTCATCTATAACTGTTACTAGTGAATTAAGTTGTTCTGTAACTTTTTTTAAATTTGTAAAGAATGTTTTGTTCTTTCGTGTCGCTTCGTGGTTGCCGTCAAATATAATTGTCTTGACTGTGACACCCTTTACAAAGTCAAAGTAAAGTGTAAGTTCATCCATGCTGGGGACTCTATCAAATAAGTCCCCACCAATGATGTGCAGGTCAACATCTTTCTCTAAGTCATGAACTTGTTCAAAAAACATTTCATAGCGTGTACATGCCCAAGGCATTGGTACATTCTTTTGACCGAGTTTTATATGCCAATCTGCAGTGAATAGAATCATTTTGGAAGTCCTTGTTGTATAAATTTACCGATAGTTTTAATATCGTTTTCAGACAACATAGCCGCTTGACCCCACATTAAGGCAGACTGTGAACCAATCATGCCCCCATTCTTGTATGTGGTTAATTTAGTAATGATATCTGTTTCGGACTGTCCTGCTAAGGTTGGACCAATGCCTCCCTCGCCTTCTTGCCCATGACAAGCTGCACAGCCTGCCCATAAACTTCTAATATCACTAAACTCATCAGCTTGTGCTAATAATTGTTTCTTTCTTTCTATTTCTACAGTAGTACCATTTAATGCTACATAGTCTACATAGCACTGCCCGTAACAAGCACTGTTTCTTGGAGCACCCTTGTATTCAAGGTTGTCGTAAGCAACAGCAATAGTTCCAGCAAAACATACTAAAAAGATAAACATTTCTTTTTTCATTATGCTACAAATTCCTCGCCTGGTGTCCATGAACACCCTGTTAATCCACCAGCTTTCAACGCTTGGAGGGTTCTTAAAACTTCATCTGCGTTTCTTCCTGTATCTAACGCATTTACTGATACATGTTGAATTATTCCCTCAGGATCAATTATGAAAGTTGCTCTATAACACACTCCATTTTCTTCGTCAACTATGCCAAGTTCTTTGGATAGTTTTAGACCGCAGTCTGCCGCAAGGATATGTTGTATATCCCTAATTAAAGAGTTATCTTTCTTCCAAGCAAGTTTACAAAACTCATTGTCTCCGCTCACACCAATAACATCAGCATGCTCAGTTATACTATCCATTGCCGCAATCTCTGTTGGACAAATGAATGTAAAGTCTTTTGGGTAAAAATATACTACTGTCCATCCAGACAATAGTATATCTACATCAATGAAATCATTTTCTTCATTAACACCTTGCATAGAAAAATCTGGAAATTTATCTCCTACTGTTAACATAATAACCCCCTACGAAATGTCGAATTCGTCAGAGATTGATTCGTCTGGAGTAGAGTTACTAGCTCCTTCACGTAATCTGTCAAGTAGTTCTTTTTGTGCATCCGCTGTTGGTCGAGTAAGTACTTCGTCCATTGACTTAAGTTCTGCGATGAGTTCCATCTCAGCATCGTCTAAAGCTCTAGGTTTGCATTTAAGAGCCTGTAGTTGATATTCAACATTGTAAGCCATTGGTCCAGTCTTAACTCTCTTAAAGTAAACATCCCAACCAGTAGCTGTGTCAGTTGGATCACCAAGATCTTCTGCTGCAACCATTATCTGCTCGAGTAATTTTTTCTTTAAGTTTAGTACTTTTACTTTTCCATCGTGGATACATTGGATAGCATAAGACCAACCGCATTTAAGTTCAGGATGATACTCTCTCACCCAGTCTTTTTCTACATTGGTAAATGCTTCTGCGTCTCTATCGAATGATAGACACTCGAATGGTAAATTCTTACCGTTTTCGCCTTTCAACCAGTAAACATAGCGAGGAAGCATATCCCCTACCATTCTTACTTTGTTGTCGCCTTCGACATATTGATAACTGTCGATTTTATTCTTTTGGGCTTCGCCCTTGGTTTGATTAAATTTTATTGCCATTTTAATTCCTTTAAAGTGATTTCTTCAAATAAAAAATGTATTCTGTCATTTTCTACTCGTAGTAATCTGTTGTTTTTAATACTGTCCTCGTCCCCTGTAAAGTGGAGGAGGTCTAATGTGGTATCTTTATTTTTTTGATATTCAAAATAATTACGCAATGATGCGATACCTGCATACTGTGCAATCTCGCCATCTGAATATCTCCTTCTTTGAATGAATAACGCCTCTGGGTTTACTAGGAACGAATCCCCATGAAAACTTTTAGTCCAGAACTTGTATATTCTATCATGTCTATTCACTGGTGGTAGCTTATAGGTAAGTATGTGAAGTATCGTCAAAATATCTTTGACACTCCCGTTGCTTTCCCTTTTTACTTTTTCCCAATTATAGAATAACATATTATAACAAACTTTTAACTCCGTGTCAAGATATATTTTTTCATGCTATACTTCAAAAACTTCATAGCCCTGTCGTATGTAATATCCCCTTCTCGCCGAAGCCTGCTTTCTAGCAGTTCGACCATGTAAGTTAATATCCACTACTTTGGGCTGTTGTTTTCCGTCATACATTCTTATTACTCGCCCAATTAACTGTGTGAGCAAGGGCTCATTGTTTATGGGCGTACCTAAAATTAGACAACTAAGGCAATCTAAACTGATACCTTCTGAGAAGATACTTTGTGTTCCAAAAAGAACATCTTTGTCAGTAAAGATTTCCTTAACCATCTCTGCTCTCTGCTCGTGTGGAATATCTCCAGTTACGCAGATTGCAGTATCTCCTACGAGCCTTGCACAACTCTTTAGGAAATCTACTCTATCGGCTACTACTAGAACTTTATGACCTTTTGCTGCATAACTTGCGGCAAGTATACCGATCATGTTTTGGTATTCCCAATCAAAAGCAAGTGAGTTGACTCTTGTAGCCCAGTCAACATTGCCGTCCATGAAACGAATACCAGAGTTTATAATATCTACACTTGGTGTAAGATAATTCTCTTTTGGTGGTTTAAAAACAGTACTCGAAAAGTAATCACGAAACACTACATGTCTTCCGTCTTTTCGTTGCAAGGTTCCTGTTAAACCAATTTTATTCTTTGCTCGTGAAGCATCAATAATTCGTGTAAAAGTAGGGCTACTTACATGATGCATTTCATCAAGTATAATAGTGCCGAACTCTTGTGTGATTTTGTCGATATTTCGATACAAAGTTTGCACATTTCCCACGACGAAAGGCGAATCGATCTCAAACTTCCCTGAGCCAATCACACCCGCCGTAACCCCGAAAACTTTTTTTACTTCTTTTTCCCACTGCCCTCTTAAGGCTAAAGTGTGAGTAACAATTAAAGTTTTCTGTTGTAATTTATTTGCGATAGCTAACGCAGTAAATGTCTTTCCCCAACTTACCCAAGCGTTGATTATACAACTGCCTTCGACTTCATCATATACAGACTGTTGAGAGTCTCGTAAAGTAAACTTAAAGTCAAGTGGTTCGATCGGTGAATCAACACGCTTATCAACTATCTCGTAATCGTCTGGAATTAAATCCGTTCTCCCGATTGGTAAGGTCACTAAACCTGCTCTTACTACGCCCATATTCTTTATGATGATAGGCGGATCAGTAGGTCTACGAGGCGGTATACTGTAGGTGAGTTCTTTGTCGAGGTATTCTTGATACTCGTTACTGCACTCTATGTATATTCTGTTGCTTAATACTGCCTTCATTGTGTCCTTGTGTACGAAAAAACTCTAAAGGGCGAACCAAAGTATATGGTTGGGAGAGTCCATAAATTTAAAATTATGGTCGCCCTTCGAGTTAATTATTTAAAATACTGTAAAATGTCCTCTAAGTTTGCATTTATAATTACGCACTCGCAATTATCTATCCATGAATCTTCGGTATCATCTCGGTATCTTTTTGATAGAAAGTCATACCTGTGGTGCCCATTTATAATATAGTATTTTCCTGCTTTTGCTGGACATACTTTTATTGGGTTTCTATAAAATCCGCCGCTGAGACGCATTTCCATTTTCTTAGTTACTTTACTATCTCTGTCTTTTTGTGTTGGAAGTAAGTCTACATATTTTATGTTTTTTACTGTAAATGAAAAATCAGATCGTTCAATATCTGTCATATGCACTTGTGGCATATCTTTTCTTAAGTAGATCATTAGTCATCCAACCCATGAACGTAATTGTCGTTCTTTTCTTTGTAACCATAAAAGCTACCTTCTTTTTCCTCTTTGAAAGGTGAGGATAGATCTTCCCATTGTCCATCCATCCATTGCCAAACATAATCGTCTAATACTTCTCCAGGTACACAATCATATTTTTCATGATAGTCATAGTGGTCAAACTCATCATCATTCCACTCTGGAAATTTTTCAACCATTACTTCATCTAGGTCAGAGTCTTGAAGTTCTTCATAATCAGAACCTGCTACACCGTTATCATCCCAAAATATTTGTACTCCAAGAAAGTTTCTAAACTCATCTTCATACTGATGTCGAATTAAAACTTTAGGATCAATACTTGCTAGATACTCTACTAAGTGGTTACAGAAGTCGCTTACTGGTGACCATGCAGATACTATATTTATATAATCATCAGCACCATCTTCAATGTGAGCCCACTTTGCTCCTACATTTTTACAATACCAATTATAAGAATCATCCTCATTATACTTAGGCATAAAAGATAACTCCTCGACTCCAACATGTTCTTGGATTGTCATTGGTTCGCCTTCCCAGTTTTTTATTTCCCTTTCCACTGTTTTGTTTGCTACTTCATCTGCAAACTTGTCTATTACTGCTTCGTTTCCTATTACAGTAATATAATTTGATACATGATTTGCCATGTTATCTCCTATTTAAACTCGGGACCGTTGTACCACTGAACCAGTGAGTACCTCTTCCCTCTTTTAACTTCAGTAACTTGATGTTGAAGAAAAGAGGGAAATACAATAACTGTACCTCTCTTTCTCAACTGTCCCAAAGGCATCTTTAAAGCTGCACCATTTGGATCTTTTATTTCAAAGTTACCACCTTCATAATCTTTTGGATGAGATAAGTTTACTGTAATAGACAGCTTTCTGAAGGGCACATTTGGATTCAAAGATGAATCTGTATGCCACCCATAATGTCCTCCTCTCTTATACTCTCCGAACTGTATTTTCTCTTTACCTGTTACAATAAAGTTCCATGCTTCTAGGTTTGCTAGTGTAGCATATCCTTGTAACATTGTTTCGAGAAAATGTCCTTGAGGAAACCACGATACATTTGTAGTTCTAATATTTTCCATATTAAGTTTATCGTTCTTTGTAGCACCGTATATACCTGCTTTTTCTAATCCAATTTCTTTTCCGAGTTCTATTATTTCATCACAGGCTTCATCGGATATCCTGTCTGTTTTTGAATACCAAAATGGTACTCTATACGCATGTCGTATCATATTTTTCTCCAAGTATCTTTCCACTTCTTTGTACTTAATTCATATAAGTATGCAGGTCGTTTGTTTATATATAATATTCCTGCGTATAATTCAAGTCTAGTTGGAGGTCGAGGAACTTCAAAAGGAAAAGGAATACCTTGAATCCATATCAAAGTAGCAAAATCTTTATTTTCTACTTTACCTATTAGATGGTATTTTAAGTCTGCTTTTTTACTTTTTTCATATATAAAAAACTTTCCATTTGAGTCCACATAAAATCGTCCTCTGTGTTTTATTAAACCACCAAAATTATCTATTTGATGTTTTAAATCATACATATTTTTTAAAGGTGTTCGTAATCTTCTTTCACCT